CACCAAGGTCATTGCCACGATGTTCGCACCGGATGCCCTGATGGCTGCCGAGACGATCCCGCTGACGCAGCTCCTGGCTTGGGACAACCTAGACCTGAACTGGGTGCTGACGCACTACCGTTCGTATGGCGTCTCGCCGAGCAAGGCCCCGTTCGCGGGCGTTCTGCTGAAGCCCTGATAGCACACCTGCCCCCTCTCCTAACGGGGAGGGGGCTTCTTTTCGTTTGGAGGATTCATGGTAGACGAACTTCCTGGCCTGAGCATTGTCAACGCATGCTTGCGCCTTATGGGCGAGACTGCCCTGGCTAGCGAGCAAGAGTACCATGAGTACCTTGGCAACATCCAGGCCCTTTATTCTAAGGTGAGCCGTGACCTGCAGGTGCGGGGGTGGTGGTTCAACACCGAGGAGCGCACCCTTGAGCCCCAGGCGGATGGCATAATTGCTGTGCCGAATGACGTGCTCAGTGTGATCCCGACCCGTCAGGTGGCGGGGGCCTTCGCAGTGCGGGGTCGCGCCCTGTACGATACAGGCGCGGGCACGAACGTGTTCACCACATCCCAGCGGGTACGGCTGGTGCTGAACGTCCCACTGGAGGATCTCCCGTACAGTGCGTTCTCTTACGTGCGGGAGCAGACCGTGTTCCGCTTTGCTACGGACTTCGAGGCGGACAACGCCAAGATCCAGAACGCCGAGCGGGCAGCTAAGCAGGCGTACGGGGAGATGCACGCTGAGCACATCCGAGCCACTCGGGCCAACGCTGCGGACTCCGTGTATGCCATCCAGCGCCTGCGGGGCATGCGTGGATACACGACTATCGGGAGCATCGTATGAAGGTGACGGGATCGTACGACTCCGTGATCGGGGGCGTGTCCGAACTCCCACCGGCTTCGCGCTTGCCGGGACAGTGCGGGGGGCAGATCAACTTCCTATCCGACCGCACCGTGGGCCTCGCCCGCAGGCACGGCAGTGTGTTCCTGGGCGAGCGCAGCGTAGGCGCTCAGCCTGCCGCCAGCCACACGGACGCGGGGAACTGGCGTGTGGTGCCTTGGCAGCAGGCTGGCGGGGACTACTCCGCGTTGGTGCGTAGCAAGGCCCGTGAGCCCGGCTGCACACTTCCCGGGCTGCAAGTGTTCAGCCACGACTCAGGGGCATTCCTCCCTATCGTGCGCGGCGTGGATGCTGACCTAGACGTGCTGTTCGAGGGCGGGTGCAGCAGCGCCGCCAGCACCGGGGCGTACTTGTTCATGGCGGGTAACTACACCACGCCCACTGCCACTAGCGTCGATCGGGTGCAGTTCAGCACAACGTCAGACCGCTCTGCGGTGTGGATCCGTGGTGGGGCCTTCGACCGTGAATACAGCGTCACGCTGCGCGGAACGTTCGGGGAGGTCACGGCGAAGTACAAGACCCCAGGGGCGAACTACCCCGGCGAGCTAGACACTAGCGGTATCCCATGGTACGTGGATGCGGCCAGTGGGGACGAGGCCGCATCCTTTGTAGGCACAGTCCTGCAATCCCCATCTACCAGCAAGCTTGTGATCCCGGCGTACCCATTCGCTGAGGAGTACACAAATATGCGGGTGTTCGCGGCGGATGGCACCGAGTTGGTTAGCACCACATCGACTACTCCAGGTACAGCTTCCCTGTTTCACTACTACCGCTCGCTAGATGGGGCCAAGCAGGAAATTATCCTGTACGGCGGGGCAGTCGGTAAGTCCTATACCGTTACGTTCGATTGCTTCGAGGGGATGTTCAACACGACATGGAGCGAGTCCGTAGTGCGCACGGCAGAGCCTGGAGACTACGCGGGGTACGTGTATCTCCCGTCGCCCCTGCTAGTCGGGCACCCCGTAGTGTGCGCTGGGTACACCCGCGTATCGGGGGTTCCAGGACCGGCAGAGTTCTTCTACGAGACCGGGAACTTCGCGTACTTCAATCGCTCTGAGATAGGAAAAACGGTCACCGTATCCGGGATGCGCCGCAAAGTAGCCACCAACCCGGATTACCAGCGGCTCGTAGATGACGCTAAGCTTAACTACGATCGGCTGGTAACCGCCTACACCCTAGAGGCTGCACGAAAGATTACGCCGGAGTACATTGCCGGGGCGCTTGGTGGTGCGCTGCAAGACATGGGGCTGTCTGTGGTGATTTATGGTAACCACTTAGCGCTGCCGGCCATCTCGGTCGAGGCGTCAGACGGCGGCGACGGCACCCTAGTACGTGCGGTGGACCAAGAGGTTCCTTCTGTGGATGCCCTAACTGACAAGCACTACATTGGTAAGACGGTGAGGATTAAGCCAGTGAGCGGGGCAGACGGGTACTACGTCAAGGCTACCCGCAAGGGGGCGTACTCCGGGGACTTCGGGGAGGTGCTGTGGGTGGAGGCAGCAGGGGTCGAGCACAAGATCCAGCACGCCTTCTGCTACGCGCTGGTCAGCGGGGGCTATTGCTACGTCGCAAGCTCAGCAGCCAAGCTCGCTGCTCTGCTGCCGGGGAGCCACCCGGACTTCCCGGCTAGCACGGCAGGGGATGCTGTTACCGCCCCGCTACCGGCGTTCATCGGCAAGAAGATCACACTCCTGACTACGTTCCAGAACCGGCTACTTGTGGGCACTGGGGGCACGCTGAGTATCAGCCGAACGGGGGATTACCTAGCCTTCCACCCCAAGAGTGTGCTCACGGTGCCTGCGGACGATGCCTTCGAGGTGACGGCCCAGGGCAGCGACACTGATGTGCTGCGGCAGGCCGTGCTCTACGGGCGGGATCTTCTCCTGTTCGGGGACAACCGGCAATACGCCATCTCCGGGAAGGAGGCGCTGACCCCGACCGGAGTATCCCTGTCCGTGGTCAGTACGGTTCCGGGCGCGGCTAGCTGCCAGCCTCAGGCCATCGGGGGGTACTTGTTCTTCGCCAACACGGGGGAGCGTGGCACAGCCGTGTCCCAGCTTCAGCCTAGCCTGGACCCCAACAACCCCCAGGTGCTGCCCGTCAGCGAGAACCTCACGAGCTACCTTGCCGGATCTCCGGTAGAGTCCGCTCGGCGCGGGAACCCGGACACCCTGTACCTTCGCACTAGCGGGGCACCGGGCACGATATTCCAGTACCGCTTCTCGGACAGCCAGCGGGGCCGGGAGCACAGCGCCTGGAGCAAGTGGCAGTTCAATCCCGTGCTCGGCACGGTGCTGGGCATGCGGGCGACCGGGCAAGGCCTGGTGGTGTTCTTCCTTCGGGATGCTCACGGGGACACGTTCCTCGTTGCGGACCTATGCGGGGAGCAAGCAGCCCTAAGCAGCCGCCCGTACCTGGACAGCCAGCGCCCCCTGGCGCATGTGCTCATGGGCACTGGCAGTGTGCGCACGACCAGCCCGGACACTTGGGTTGCAGCGTACACCGCGAGCAGCGTTAGGTTTCTGATCGGGGACAAGCTCAGCGGGCTGGCACAACTGCGCCTGCTGTACGGGGACACGCACCTCGTCGTGGGGGCAGAACAGCCTGCCAGTTGGGAGCTTACCTCGCCCTACATACGGGACCGGGCGGGCAAGGTTAACACCAGCGGGCGGCTGACCGTTGCCAGCGTACAGGTGCAGGCCGCTAGCAGTTCGGGCCTTGAGTCCACTCTGACAACGCAAGCGGGGGCAAACTCCCGTGGCTTCCTGGCGCGTCGGGCTGGGGACACGACGTTGATCGGGCGCATCCCTGTGATAGACTATCAGCAGCAGCTAGCTGTGGGGAAGAACAACGAGGGGTACACCCTCACGCTTTCCCCGAAGAAGTGGTACCCTCTCACCATCACTGGCGTAGAGTGGACTGGACAACTGTTCTCCCGCTCGCAGCGGGTGTGAGGTACGTATGGTGTGGCCCTTAGTGGCCGTAGCGGTGCTCGGGGCCATCAAGGGCATCGCAGGCGGAGGCGTGAAGAAGGCGACAGCGCAGGCTAACAACCGGCTTAGCGAGGCAAGCACAGAGGTAAACGCGGAGCTACGCAAGGGTAGCAACCAGGCCAAGGCGGCAGAGAACGCCCTGGACCTGTGGAGCCAGTCCGTCAACAACGCTAGGAAGCAGACAGCGGTCGGCAATGCGCTTGAGGCACAGGCAGTGTCCATTGGCCGACAGCTAGATCAGGCAGTCCGGGGCAAGTTCTCCGGTAGCATCCGCGCGGCGGAGCAGGCCGGGGGTCAGGCCGCAGCAGCCGCAGCGGCGGGCCTTGAGGGCTCTGTCGTGGACCGCGTGGCAGGGGCAACCCAGCTTCGCCGGCAAGTCGGAGAGGAGCTAGTCACCCGCACCACGGGGCAGGCTGCCTCGGACGTTACCCGCAGGGCTGGTATGCTCACATCCCAGCTTCTCAGCCTGGACATGACACAACGCGCTGCTGGTCTTGACTACAACCGGCAGGCAGTGCAGCAGCAGGGGTACGAGGGGACCATGCGCTCCGCCGTCAACGGTATCCTGGCATCAGGTGCAGTGGAGGGGGCCATCTCCTACTACGGGGCAGGCAACACGGCCAAGACTGCGAACCTAGTCACCGAAGCTGGCAGCGGCGTCAACATGCGCGAGCGCAGCGTCAACAGCGTAGGCGGCGGGGATCTCGCTGACTTCGCCTTCGACACTGGCGCGCAATTCGGGTACGATAC